TGGTATGAGTCATAGTAGTTGAGGGGTGTGAAGTTGATGAAATGGGGAGTGTACCACAGGTTGATAGAAAGTTATAAGCTTAGAAGATTGCAAAGTATAGATCTTGTTACGATGTTACAAAAGGGGTTTGGATGTTACAGAGGGGGTGTTACGATGTAACGAAAGTGGGGTTCTAGCATCCATGCGGGTTTGCAGGTTAGCGTTATATAACATTATAGACGAAAAGTGTTGTTTTTACGCTATGTTACAAAGTAACGCTGTTTTTCAGAAAAAGCGCACGTCAAAAAAAGTGCGTATAACCTATACACACAAACACACAAAAAACCCAGTATAGTTCTATAGCCCCTTTTTTGACCCGTATTCTCTAAAAAGTGCGTTACAATGTAACATAATAATAAAGTAAATAAATTTATATATATATCTATATCTTTTTGTATCTGTTTTGAAACGCTTAGTATTACTTTTTCAAAAGCCCTTGCATTTTTTGGCGTTACAGGCGTTTTGTAACATTTTGATTGTTTTTGTTACATTGTAACACGCATGCCAAACTTCTAAGCTTATAAGATTTCCCCCATTGCCATCGCTCACGCACGCTCGCGTACGCGCGCCCGCCCGCTCACTCTCCCGCACGGTCAGACTACTATGACGCTTTATAGACGCATACTATAAGCGCCTATACACAAAACTCGGGGCGAAAAAAAGCCCGCTTGCGCGGGCCGGTTGGGTTGTGGTCAATCACTTGTCAAGCACTGTCTCTTTAAACCCGTCTAATGATTCGATGCAAAGATCAAGCATTTCCGCCGCGAATTCGGTTAATCCAAGCATGCGGGCTTGAGCAAGGGCCTTGCTTAGCGTTTTGTCCAAGTCAGTGCGCGAAGTGCTTGTCACTTTTCCGGCCTTTGGTGTTGCCTCTTTTTTAGCATCACTTTTCTTGTTGACTAGATCGCGCTGAAATTCAACACCGGATTCGAAGGCAATCCAAAAGGCCGATTGATATTGAGCGCCCGATGCCTTGGAAATGAAACCCTTTTCAACGAGGCCGTCAAAAATGCCCTTGACCTCCGCGCGGGCTGGGTTTGTCTTTGCGTTGCCCTTCATGAATTCGGCCTTGGGCTTGTCGCATGCAAGGGTTATCACGTCAAGGGCTTGTTGAATGGCTTGATCTTGAACGGCGCGGGCTTTTTGAACGGCCTTTGCTTCGCCCTCGAAAGCTTTGAAAATTGTAGAAACGATTGATTTTGAAACGTATGTCATTTTGATAACCTTTGAATAGAGTTGATTTAAATATCAGTCATTGCTAACTGATGCCTCAATTGTGCATGAAGTCGCCCCGATTGTCAATAGTTACCCAAAGACCTAACCTTAGAACTTTAACAGGATCTTGACCCCACCGCCCCCCAACCCCAAGCTGTGGGCAACCGGAGTCCCCGTCCGCTATACGCTGAGCGTTGAATCCCCCAACACCACTTAACCACCATGCTATATAAAACTATATACCCCAGCCTAATCCAAACTATACCCCCCACCAAAAAATCCCAATCCCCCGACCCCACCCCCTTGCTACGGGAAACACCCCCCATGCAAAAATAAAGTGCACATAAAAAAAATAACATATATAATCCGCACAACTTAAGGAGTGCGATTCCCTCCCATGTACACACCAGTTATAGATTACGACGTTCCGCTTGCGAACTACTCCCCGACATTCGAGTCGCTGGAGACACGCGTGGCTGCTGCCATGTCCGCGTTAGTAGACACTAACAGTTTACCCGCCCCCAACGAAATTTCTGACGAAGACAAAGAGAAAGCACGCAGTGTGTTTTCCGGTAATGCGCTTGCATCCGACGAGGATTTGTCGTCCCCCGGCATGGTGGTGTATCTGCAGTCTCTGCTATCTGAATACGATCAAGTGGTTATCAAGTCAGCGCAGCAGATCAGGACCTACGTAACAAACAAGCTCATCATGGACAGTGCCAATGCCGACCCACGGATCCGGCTAAAGTCTTTGGAGATGCTGGGTAAGATCAGCGACGTTGGGCTTTTCACCGACAAGACAGAAATTACAATGCGTCACCGGCCTACTGAAGAGTTGGAGCAGATGCTACGTGAACGCCTGACCAAAGTTTTGGAAGCCGAAGTGGTGGACAACACTGCAAAACCCAATAGGGCCCAAATACAAATAGATGTGTCTGACATCGAGGCGCTTTAATGGATGCCACACTAACGCCAGAGTTGATTGAGCGGATTTCGAAGAAGCTGCCAAAGGATGAGGCGGCTGAATTAATTGCCATGTTCGATGAGCTGGACGGCAGGAAGCGGCAAAGCTTGGCCCAAAACGACTTTTTGTCGTTCATTGCTGCAATTGATCCTAACTATAAGTTTGGTGCGCACCTAAAAAGACTGGGTGGCCTGCTGATGGAGGTCGAGCAGAACGTTAAAAACCGGATTGCTGTGTCGATGGCCCCTCGTATGGGTAAGTCACAAATGATTTCTATCTACTATCCGGCTTGGTACTTGGGAAAACACCCCGACCACAAGGTAATTGTTGCCTCACACACTGCAGATTTGGCGGTTGTCATGGCCCGCAAGGTGCGAAATCTCATCAATACGCCCGAATACAAGGCAATTTTCCCCCAAACAAGCATCGCAAGCGATGCCAAAGCTGCTGCGCAGTGGAATACAACCAAAGGTGGCGAGTATTTTGCAATTGGTGTGGGTGGTGCGCTGGCCGGACGGGGTGCTCACCTGATTATTGCCGACGATCCGCTGTCAGAACAGGACATTAAGGCAGGAAACACCAGCTCCCTTGACTCAACTTACGAGTGGTTCAGTGCCGGTTTGCGTACTCGTCTGATGCCAGAGGGAAAAATCTGCGTATTACACACAAGGTGGCACCAGCGGGACCTGATTGGGCGGCTAATTAAAGACTCTGCCATGAATGAGGGCGGGGACAAGTACGAAACGTTTGAATTCCCTGCAATTTTGAACGAAAACACAGAAGAAGAGAAGTCAATCTGGCCAGAGCAGTGGTCACTCGAGAGTCTGCAGCAAACCCGGGCGTCAATGCACCACATCATGTGGCAATGGTTCGCTCAGTACCAGCAAAACCCAACAGCAGCCGAGGCTGCGATCATAAAACGGGACTGGATACGCTGGTGGGAGAAGGATGATCCGCCTAAAATTAACTTTATTGTGCAGTCGTTTGATACGGCGCTTACCACCAAGCAGCGGTCTGACTTTTCTGTGTGCCATACGTGGGGTACGTGGACAAATGAGGACGACGGGACGGAGAACGTCATTCTGCTGAACAAGGTCAAGGGGAAATATGAGTTCCCGGAGTTAAAAGCGATGGCGCACGAGCAGTTTAAAGAGTGGCAGCCCGACAGCGTAATTGTTGAGGCTAAAGCCAGTGGTCAGCCGCTCATTGACGAGATGCGTAGGTCAGGTATATTTGTGCAGGACTTCAGTCCGGGTAAGGGTCAGGACAAGATTGCCAGACTTAACGCCGTGGCAGATATGTTTGCGTCTGGGCACGTTTGGTTCCCCGAGAATGCGTGGGCTGCGGCCACTGTGGAGGAGATCTTAGCGTTTCCTGCGGGCGAGCATGACGACGAGGTTGACACAATGACACTTGCCTTGATGAGAATTCGTAAAGGTGGACTCTTGCGCTTGAGCAGTGACCACGAGGATAATGAACCCCGTTACGCGGCCCGACGTGGCGCGTACTACTAACACACCGCAAGGACAAACAATGGCTACTAATATGTTCCCCTCATTGTCGCAAGCTCCACTGGGCTTGGACGCACTAGAAGATATGGGCGACATGCCCGCGATTGAGATCGAGATTGAGAACCCCGATGGCGTACGAATTGGGATTGATGGTATGGAGATCGATCTCATGCCAGATGAGAACGAGGAAGCCTTTGACGCTAACCTTGCAGAAAACATGGACTCCGGCGAGTTGCAGAACGTAGCTAGCGACATTATTGAGATGGTGGACGCAGACATTAACTCCCGCAAAGAGTGGGTGGACATGTATGTCAAAGGTCTTGACGTTTTGGGGATGAAATATGAAGAGCGTACTGAGCCATGGTTGGGGGCGTGTGGTGTATTTTCGACTGTTCTTACCGAAGCTGCCGTTCGTTTCCAGAGTGAGACGATTATTGAAACGTTCCCAGCGGCGGGTCCAGTTAAAACAGAGATTGTCGGTGCGATTGACAAACTTAAGGAACAAGCGGCGGAGCGTGTAAGAGATGACATGAACTACCAGCTCACCGAGGTGATGACTGAGTACCGCCCAGAGCATGAGCGCATGTTGTACAACCTTGGACTGGCCGGTGCAGCGTTCAAGAAAGTTTATTTTGATCCGTCGCTTGACCGTCAGGTGGCGATGTTTATTCCTGCGGAGGACATTATTATTCCTTACGGCGCGTCCAGTGCCAATACAGCAGAGCGTTTGACTCACGTCATGCGCAAGACCAAGAATGACTTAAAGAAATTACAAGTCGCGGGCTTTTACGTTGATGAAGACTTGGGTGAGCCTGTTGCGATTCACACGGACGTAGAGAAGAAGAAAGCGGAAGATCAAGGCTACAGCCTGACAGACGACGACCGCTATCAGATCCTTGAGGTGCACATCGACTACGACCTGCCCGGTTATGAAGACGAAGATGGCATTGCGCTTCCTTATGTTATTACCATTGAGCGCGGCACTAGTACAGTGCTCGCCATCCGTCGTAACTGGGAAGAGGATGACAAGAAGAAATTAAAACGCCAACACTTCGTACAGTACACATACGTACCCGGCTTCGGTGCTTATGGTCTTGGCTTGATCCACTTAATCGGTGGCTATGCCCGTGCAGGCACTTCTTTGATTCGTCAGTTGATCGACGCTGGCACGCTGTCTAACTTGCCCGGTGGTCTTAAGACCCGTGGTCTGCGTATTAAGGACGACGATACCCCAATTAGTCCCGGCGAGTTCCGTGATGTAGACGTGCCCAGTGGCTCGGTCAAAGATAACATCATGGCCCTGCCATACAAAGAACCAAGCCAAGTGTTGTCTGGTCTTTTGGACAGAGTAACCGAAGAGGGCCGTCGTCTGGGCTCAATTGCGGACATGAACGTTAGCGATATGTCTGCCAACTCCCCAGTGGGTACAACGCTGGCTCTGTTGGAGCGTCAGCTCAAGACGATGTCTGCTGTTCAAGCGCGTATTCACTACTCAATGAAGCAAGAGTTCCAGCTTCTGCGCAACATTATTCGTGACCATACGCCAGAAGAGTACAGCTACGACCCAGCAGAAGGTGATCGTCAAGCCAAGCAAGCTGACTACGACATAGTGTCGGTAATTCCAGTCAGTGACCCCAACAGTGCAACGATGGCGCAGCGCATCATGCAGTACCAAGCTGTTATCCAGCTGGCACAAGGCGCTCCACAGATTTATGACTTGCCCTTGTTGCATCGCCAGATGATTGAGGTTTTAGGCATCAAAAACGCAGACAAGCTCGTGCCGATAGATGACGACCAGACTCCTCGTGACCCTGTGTCTGAGAACATGTCGTTCTTAACCGGTAAGCCGACTAAAGCGTTTATCTACCAAGATCACGATGCTCACATTGCTGTACACACATCAATGATGCAAGACCCGATTGTGATGGGGCAGATTGGTCAGAACCCGATGGCTCAGCAGATTCAAGCTGCGATCATGGCTCACGTTTCAGAGCACGTTGCGTTCCAGTACCGTCAGAAAATCCAAGAACAACTGGGCGCTACATTGCCAGCACCCGATGCTAAGTTGGATGAGAACGCTGAAGTGCAGATCTCTAAACTGGTGGCTCAGGCTTCTACTCAACTTCTTGCTATGGACAAGGCTAAGCAGGCTCAGCAGCAAGCTGCTCAACAAGCCCAAGATCCAATCATTCAGATGCAACAAGCTGAACTTCAAATCAAGAAACAAGAAGCTGAAATCAAAGCGCTTAAAGTCAAGGGTGACTTGCAGCTCAAGGCTGAAGAGTTGTCACTCAAGGCAAAAGAGAATGCCATCAAAGTTGGACAAGATCCAGCCATGGAAATGATGCGACTACAGCAAGAAATTGCGCAAGCTCAAGAGTTGCATGGCTTAGAGATAGCGGCTAAGCAAATGGAGTTGCAGCAAGCGCAAGCTCAGCAACAACAAGCCCAGATGCAACAGCAGCAAGCTATGGCTCAGCAACAGGCTCAGGCTCAGCAGAAGATGGCTCACGGCGGTCAAGTCCATGAGCAGAGAATGAGACATTCTGATCTAGACAAAATTCAGCAGTTATTACAAGGTAATAAGGAGTAATCATGGCCAGTTTGCTTGAGGTGTTAAACAAAAAACTTGACGAGCATGTCAAGCAATTGGTCGATGTTGTCAGTGGTGGTGGAGCTAAATCCCACGACCACTACAAAGAACTGTGCGGAACTATCCGGGGTCTGCAAACCGCGCAGTATGAACTTGCTGACCTCGTGCGAAAAACTAAGGAATATGAAGATGAGTGAATTTGATGT